ACAAATACAAACTTATTAATTTTAGAACAAGCTATCGGTGGTTATTCTGCAGTTACAGTTAACGCAACTACTGGTGCAACTTTAACTTTTTCAAATGGTGCTTTATCAAATGGTAAAGACCAAGTAATTAAATTAACAGGAACTATTACTGGAAACATTGATGTTGTAATTCCTGATTCAGTAGAAAAAACTTACATCATTGAAAACGGAACTTCAGGTGCATTTACTGTAACTGTTAAAACTACTTCTGGTTCAGGTGTAACATGGGCAGCAACTGACAAAGGTACTAAAATGGTTTACTCAAATGGTACTGATGTTGTTGACACAGCTTTCACAGATTTATCTTCAGACATCACTCCACAATTATCAGGTATCTTAGATACAAACGGTAATGATATAATTGTTGATGACGCTGGTGCGATTGAAGATGATTCAAATAATCCATACATTAGATTTCAAAAAACAGCTTCAGCTGTTAACTACATTGATGTAACTAACCAAGCAACAGGTTCAGGTCCAGCAATTGATGCTGTTGGTTCTGATTCTAATATTGATTTAAATATTTCTCCAAAAGGAATTGGGAGAGTAGTTTTAGGTGCAGGTAAAATACAACAACTAGCTGAAAAAATTACAAACTCAGCTACTGCTGCAACAGGAACAGTTAACTACGATGTAATTACACAAGCAGTATTAAATTATACTACAGATGCTTCAGGTAACTGGACATTAAACATTAGAGGTGATGGTTCAAACACATTAAATTCAATTATGGATACTGGAGAATCAATAACAGTAGCACATATTGTATCTCAAGGAGCAACTCCTTATTACAATTCAGCTGTACAAGTTGATGGTAGTTCGGTAACTCCAGAGTGGCAAGGTGGATCGGCACCTACAGCTGGAAACGCTAGCTCACTTGACGTATACACTTATACTGTTATAAAGACTGCAGATGCAACGTTTACTGTACTTGCAGCACAAACGCAATTCGCGTAAAAATAGGAGGATAGAAAGATGCCAATTATAGGTTCATTTGGAGCAGGATCTGGAAGAGGTTTTGGTCAACGTGAAAGGGGAGCACCTAATTTTATTTGTGCTACAGGTGGAACTATTGTTGAATGTGGAAATTATAGAACTCATATTTTTACAAGTCCAGGTACATTTGAAGTTACAAACACAGCTCCAGTAGGATCAGGAAATCCTAATGTAGCAGATTATTTAGTAGTAGCTGGTGGTGGCAGTACAACACCACCTTATGGCACAGGTGGAGGAGCTGGAGGAATGAGAATATCTAATAGTCCAGGTTCTTGTATTCCATCACCTACTATGTCACCATTAGTTAGTGCATGTGGAGTTACTTTAAGTGTAACTCCTTATCCGATCACAGTTGGTGGTGGGGGATCAGCTCCACAATCATCTGGTTCCAATTCAATATTTTCAACAATCACATCTGCAGGTGGTGGTTATGGCGGTTCAAACCAAAATGCACAAACTGGAGCAAGTGGTGGATCAGGAGGCGGTGGAAGAAGTGGTGGTCAAGGTAATACTCCTCCTGTAAGTCCACCTCAAGGGAATACTGGAGGAGCAAGTCCAGCTGGAATCAATGCTCAAGGTGGAGGAGGTGGTGCTGGTGGTCCTGGTGGTAATGGCGGACCTGGTAGTTCTTGTGCAGGAACATCAGGAGCAGGATCTTTTATAGCGGACACCTTCATAGGACCAACAGCTCCAACTTATGGAACACCAGGACCAGTTGGATCAACAAGATATTTTGCAGGAGGAGGTAGAGGCGGTGCTGATGTAGGTAATCCATATCCAGCAGGACCAGGTGGAGGGGGACCTTCATCACCTAATCCCGCAACTTCTAGTGGTCAAACAAATACTGGAGGAGGAGCTGGAGGTGGAACTGGTAATGGTGGATCTGGTATAGTAATGATTAGATACAAATATCAATAATATTTATGTGTTTACTAAAATTTAAAATTAATATTTAAGGAGAATAATTATGGCACATTTTGCAAAACTAGGAGAAAACGGAAAAGTTCTTCAAGTATTAACTTTAGATAATAAAGATATGCTTAATGCTGATGGAGTAGAAGACGAAGCAGTAGGTCAACAATATTTAGAACAACACAATAATTGGCCTGCACAAATGTGGATTCAAACTTCATACAATACATCTGGTAACCAACATAATAATGGTGGAACTCCATTTAGAGGAAACTATGCAGGTATAGGTTCTACTTGGGATGAAGATAATCAAATCTTCTGGCCTAAAAAACCATATGCTTCATGGGTAAAACATATTGCAACTGCATCTTGGAAATCTCCAATCGGTGATGCACCTGTTTTAACTCAAGAACAAAAAGATCAAAATACAGCTGGAACTCACAGATGGGGTTACAACTGGAATGAAGAAAATCAAGCCTGGGATTTGACAAATAATATAGAATAGTTTATATCTTTTGTTGGTATGCAAAAGAAAGTTTTAACAGAGCAAGCATTATATTACGGTGATGTTTCAATGCCAAAAGGTTTTGAAATAAATGCTTTAGAATTATCACAATCAATTTTTAAATCTTTTTATAATAAAAAAGATTTTACTTTTTCAAGGGATTTTGACAAATTGAATACTTATATTAGAGAATATGTAAATCTTAACTATGGTATAAATTTAATTAATAAAAAAAGCTGGGGAACTGTTTATATTCCAAATGAAAAAACAGAACCTTTATTACATATTGATCCTGTAGATTTAAAAAACTCACCTGATTATATATGTCTATATGGAATTAATACAATTGATTGTATGGTTAAAATTTTTTATGATGATAATAGAAGAAAAGGAAGAAGTTGGGATATAGAATTAAAAGATAATATGTTTATTATGTTTCCATCTACTAATATGTATTACATAAACAACAGACAGAAAGATTCTTTGAATTTTGTTCAAACAATAACTTATGAATATATCTAATACTGTAATATCTATTAATAATTTTTTAACTAATGAACAAATAAAAAATGCGTTGAATGCTTTTAAAATATCAAAAAAAAAAGAAAAATTTAATGATAGATTATGGGTAAATGGTTTTGAAATTAAAAACTGTAATAATATTACAGAAAAATTTAAAAATTTACTTTCTTTAAAATTAGATTGGTGGCAGATTATAAAATGCCCTATTAACTCATCTTTTGTTAAACATAAAGATTTAGCTATCGATACCACAATAGCTTCTTGTATAATATTTCTCAATGACGATTTTGCAGGAGGTAGTTTAATTTTTACAGATGGTTTAAAAATAAACGCTCAAAAAGGTAGAGCAGTTTTTTTTGATGGTGTTAATTTAGAACACGAAGTAAATAAAAATACTTTAAAAGAAAGATACATAATAGCAGGATGGTTTTGTAAATGAATATATTTAATTACTTTTGGTATTTTAAATCAGCAATACCACCGAAACTATGTGATGACATAATTAAATATGGTTTATCACAAGCAGAAACAATGGCGAGAACTGGTGGATATGGAGATAGAGAATTATCAAAACAAGAAATAAAAGATATGAAAAGAAAAAGAAATTCTGATTTAGTTTGGTTATCTGACACATGGATTTATAAAGAAATACATCCTTATGTTCATCAAGCTAATAAAAATGCTGGTTGGAATTTTGAATGGGATAGATCAGAGGCTTGTCAATTTACTAAATATAAATTAAATCAATATTATGATTGGCATTGTGATTCATGGGATAAACCTTATGATAAACCAAACACATTAGATCATGGTAAAATTAGAAAATTATCTATGACTTGCCAACTTACTGATGGTTCTGAATATGAGGGTGGAGAATTAGAATTTGATTTTAGAAATTACGACCCTCATATGAGAGATGAATCAAAACATTTAATTAAAGCAAAAGAAATATTACCAAAAGGAAGTATTATTGTATTTCCATCTTTTGTATGGCATAGAGTTAAACCAGTAACGAAAGGAATAAGGTATAGCCTAGTATGTTGGAATTTAGGTTATCCATTTAGATAATATGCAAATAGTAGAATATTTTAAAACACCAATTTGGATTGAAGATAAACCAGAGTTTGTTAAATCCTTAAACAAAGCATCTAATCAATATATTAAAGATGCTAAAAAAAGAGAAAAAGAATTTATTAAAAAGCACGGTGACTTTGGAAGAAGTTATCATTCAACACCACTTAC